CGGGGCGGAACTTTTAAAGGAAAATATCATGGCTAACAATACCAAACCAATTGGCGTTGCTTATGCAGATCCGTTGTTAGATGGAGCTACGTTTGTACCTCAAGTTGCGGCTAATACCGCTGCCTTGACTACCATTACGTCTACTGCACCTGGCACCCCTGACTATGCAATTCAAGACTTAACTAGCACTACACCTTTCGGTTTTGCAACTAAAGACGAAGGTAACTCTGTTTTATCAGTTATTGCAAATTTGCAAACTCGCGTAGCACAATTAGAAACAAAGCTAAAAACTTACGGCTTATTGCCATAATAAAAAAGAGGGGGCCTAAAAATCTCCTCTTTATTTAACGGAAAACACATGCCTACAATATATTTACGACACCCTGTTCATGGTACTAAAGTAGCTACTATGGAAGAAGAAGCAGAAGCGGATGCACAAAACGGATGGATAGAGTATAATCCTGATACGCCAGCTAAAATTGTAGCTGAAGCGGCTCCCGTCAATACGCTGGATGTCAAACGACGTAGAAAAGAATAAGGAGCCGTATTATGGCCACTACTGCAGGCGATCAAATTAATGGAGCGTTACGATTACTCGGCATCTTAGCCGAAGGCGAAACTCCATCTGCCGCAACATCACAAGACGCATTAGTTGCGTTAAATCAAATGATTGATAGCTGGAACACTGAGCGTTTAGCCGTGTTCTCAACTCAAGACCAAGTGTTTAGCTGGCCACCTAATGTATTGTCAAGAACGCTTGGCCCTACTGGAGACTTTGTAGGCAATCGCCCGATATTGTTAGACGATTCCACATATTTTAGAGATCCATCAAGCGGTATCTCTTACGGCATTAAGTTTATTAACCAACAACAATACAATGGTATTGCGGTTAAAACAGTAACGTCTACCTACCCACAAGTGATATGGGTAAACATGACTTACCCCGACGTTGAGATGTATATCTATCCTAAACCTACAAAAGTCCTAGAGTGGCACTTTGTATCCGTAGAAGAATTAACCCAGCCTGCTACCTTGGCAACTAATTTGCATTTCCCACCAGGCTATCTACGCGCGTTTAAATACAACCTAGCTTGTGAGATTGCACCTGAGTTTGGCGTAGAGCCATCACCTACCGTGTCACGCATTGCAATGGCATCTAAACGTAACTTGAAACGCATCAATAACCCTGACGATATTATGAGCTTGCCGTACAGTATTGTAGGCACTCGTCAACGCTATAATATCTTTGCTGGTAACTACTAAGGACTATCATGGCTAATGTAACCATTACAAATTTACCGTCAACCACCTCGGCTGCGATTGCCGATGTAGTACCTTTAGTTCAAAGTGGCGTAACGAAAAAAATATCTATCGCTAACTTATTTACTAATACGTCGTTATCAGCACCTGCGCTAGGGACGCCAATATCAGGCACGTTAACTAACTGTACTAACTTACCTATTTCAACTGGCGTTTCGGGTCTAGGCTCAGGTATTGCCACGTTCTTAGCTACGCCTTCTAGCGCCAATCTGCGAACTGCTGTATCCGATGAAACAGGTACGGGCGCATTAGTATTTGCTACAAGCCCTACTTTAGCAAGCCCTACTTTAACAAGCCCTACTTTAGTAACACCTACATTGGGTGTAGCTACTGCAACAAGCATTAATAAAGTAACAGTTACAGCCCCAGCCACAAGTGCAGTATTAACTATTGCAGACGGAAAAACATTGACTGTAAACAACAGCATTACTTTTGCAGGTACTGATGCTACTACAATGACGCTACCTAGCACAAATGCTACGTTAGCTAGAACAGATGCAGCGCAAACATTTACGGGCGATCAAACTTTTAACAATATTTTAGGCACTGTTCAATCATTAAGCGGCGCTGGCGCGGTTAACATTACGCAACTAACAACTGCATTTACTTCTACCGCTACAGGCGACGCTTTAACTTTAGCTAATGGCGTTGTAGGCGAACTTAAAACAATTGTATATGTTGCTGAAGCAGCAGGCGCAGACACAGGTATACTAACGCCTACTACACGCGTAGGTTACGCAACTATTACGTTTACTAATGTAGGCGACTCCGTAACCTTGCAATACTTTACGCAAGGATGGGCAATTATTGGTGTTCGTGGCGCTACGGTAGCATAAATATGAAATCACCTATCCTTGGTCAATCTTATGTAGCTAGGTCAATTAACGCTGCGAACAATCGCATGGTTAACTTGTTTCCAGAAGCTACGCCTGAAAACGGTCTTGAAATAGGATACCTTAATCGTGCGCCAGGCTTAACCAAGCTAGCCACTATAGGCACAGGCCCTATACGTGGGCTTTGGGCGCATCAAACTAACGGTGCCGATGCGTATTGCGTATCAGGCACTGAGTTTTATAAGATATACCCGGATTACTCCTACATAAAAATAGGCAATGTTGCAGGCACTGGGCCAGTTACATTTGCTGATAACGGTATACAAATCTTTATTGCAGCCAACCCTAACGGTTACATCTACAATGAAGTTACAAATGTATTCGCGCAAATAACAGATTTTGACTTTACTGGCGCAGGCACTGTTACGTATCTTGACGGATACTTTGTATACAACGAGCCTGACAGCCAAAAGATATGGATTACACAACTGCTAGATGGTACATCTGTCGATCCGCTAGACTTTGCTAGTGCTGAGGGTTCTCCTGATGGTGTTGTAGCCGTTAACGCTATCCACCGTGAGCTTTGGGTATTTGGTACGGACACGACTGAGGTTTGGTATGACTCCGGTGCTACCGACTTCCCTTTGACACCTATTCAAGGCGCGTTTAATGAAACAGGTTGTATCGCACCTTATTCTGTAGCAAAGCTAGATAACTCATTGTTTTGGTTAGGTAACGACCCGCGCGGGTTCGGTGTTGTGTACAGGTCTAACGGTTACGCATCGCAACGCGTGTCTACACACGCCATAGAATACGCTATCCAAGGCTACGGCAACATATCAGACGCTGTAGCTTACACATACCAACAAGAAGGTCATGCGTTCTACGTTATATCGTTTCCTACTGGTAATGCCACTTGGGTATACGATGTCGCTACTGGCGCGTGGCATGAACGTGCCTATTTAACTAATGGTGAGTTCACACGTCACCGTTCAAATTGTCAGTGCAACTTCCAATCTACAACCGTTGTGGGCGACTTTGAGAACGGCAACATCTACAAGTTTGATTTAGATGTATACGCTGATAATGGCGAAGAACAAAAATGGTTGCGTTCTTGGAGAGCATTACCTAGCGGTCAGAACAACTTAAAACGTACAGCGCAACACAGTCTGCAATTAGAGTCTGAGTCAGGTGTAGGACTTAGTCTATACCCTGCGTATGATTCAGAACAAATAACTACTGAATCAGGGCTTGATATTGTTACTGAAGCTGGCGATTATTTAATTACAGACGCGTATCCTGAAGCAGCCGGATATACTCCGCAAGCTATGTTACGTTGGTCTGACGATGGCGGTCACACTTGGTCTAATGAACATTGGACTGGCATGGGTCGCATAGGGGAATATGGTTTCCGTACTATTTGGCGTCGTCTTGGCATGACTCAAAAGCTACGTGATCGAGTGTATGAGGTGTCAGGCACTGATGCAGTTAAAATAGCTATCATGGGGGCTGAGTTACTTATCAGCGGAACTAATGCTTAATATTACACGTATCCCTGCCCCGCGCGTTATGCTTGTCGATCCACAGACAGGCATTGTGTCAGACCAATGGTTTCGGTTCCTTAACAATATCTATACTATTGTAGGAGCCAATCAAGGCATTGTGCAGATTGTTAACGGCGGTACAGGCTTAGGCGCAGAACCTGCTAACGGTCAACTGTTAATAGGCGATGCAACTACTGGTTACGTGCTTAACACTTTAACGCCTGCAACAGGCATAGGCGTCACTAATGCGCCTGGCGCAATTACTATATCTAACACAGGCGTGACATCTAATAGTGCAGGCACAGGCGTAAGTGTATCAGGCGCTACAGGCAACGTTACCATAGCCAACACCGGTGTACTGTCTATTAATCCAGCCGCAGGTATAAGTGCATCAGGATTTACTGGTGACGTTACCTTAGCTAACACGGGCGTGTTGTCGTTTAGTGCAGGCACTACAGGTCTAACACCTAGTGTAGATACAACAGGTGCTGTTACGCTTGCAGGTACATTAGGATTAGCTAACGGCGGTACCGGCGGAACTGACGCTGCCACAGCTAGGACTAACTTAGGCGTGACTGCAACAGGTGCGGACACAACTTATGCGTTTAGAGCTAACAACTTATCTGATTTAGCCAGTGCAGCTACAGCTAGAACTAACTTAGGGCTAGGTACAATAGCGGTTAAAAACATAGGTGCAACGGGTAGCTTTACTACCGTTGATTTAAAAACAGTTACCGTCACTGACGGAATTATAACGAGCATAGTATGATAGAAAAACTATTTGCATTATTAATGAAGTTATCAAGCCCACGCATCCCAGTGCCGTTGGATAAACAAGCGCACTTTAACGTAGGCGCTATTTTGGCTTTTGTAGCGTACTTTGTCATAGGATATTGGACTTTACTACTTGTAACTATCGTAGCAGGCGCAAAAGAATGGTATGATTATACGCATCCTAATCACACCGCAGATGTATGGGACTGGGTGGCAACTACGCTAGGCGGCTGTTTAGGCGTAATACTATATTATATAGTGGAGTTTATACAGTAATGGATTTAACAGCGCAATCTATTAATACGCTTATAACTAAAGATAAAGTAGAGGCATTGCAGGCTGAACTATTAAAAATGCCTCAAGCCGACATTAAAACAATACATACTTTTTTGCCTAATGTTTATGAACGCACAATAGAAATACCAAAAAATACTGTTTTAACTGGCGCAGAACATAAATGCGCGTATAAAGTAAGATTAGATAAAGGTACAATAGCAGTTACTACAGGTGAAGGCGTTAAAATATTAACCGCGCCTTTTTCGTTTGATGCGCCAGCAGGAGAACAACGGGTTGGGCTTGTGTTTGACGAAGATGTTATTTGGACTGATATATATGAAAATCCTGATAATGGTACTGATATAGACGTAATAGAAGATAGGTTATATGTCATACCTGATTGTGGTTTAGGTGAAAATAGAGCTAAACAGTTAGCTAAAGAAGATATACGAGGAGAATTATTATGGCAGGATGGGTAGCGGCAGCAGTAGTAGGAAGCGCTGTAGTTGGCGGGGCGATGGCGTCAAGCGCGGCAAAAAAAGCGGCTAGAACTCAAGCCGCCTCAGCCGATTATGCGGCAGAACTACAAAAAGAACAGTTTGACAAACAAGTTGAACTGCAAGCGCCATTCCGAGAAGCGGGGCTTACTAGCCAAAACAAACTACTAGACTTAATGGGCCTAACTCCTGGAGGTAGCGGTAAGTATGCTAAAGACTTTAGCATGGCAGACTTTCAACAAGACCCAGGCTATGCGTTTCGTATGTCAGAAGGCATGAAAGCATTAGATCGTACAGCAGCCGCTAGAGGCGGATTGTTGTCAGGCGGCGCATTACGTGGCGCTACACGGTTTGGTCAAGACATGGCGTCACAAGAGTATCAAAACGCGTTCAACCGTTACCAAACCAATCGTGCTAACCAACTTAACCCCCTACAAAGTCTAATGGGCGCTAGTCAAACGGCAACCAATGCTATGGGTACAGCAGGTCAGAACTACGCTAACCAAGCCGGTAATGCGTACATGAACGCTGGTAACGCCCGCGCATCAGGTTACGTTGGATCAGCTAACGCATGGTCTAACGCATTGAGTGGCGGCACTAATTATCTAACGCAAACGCAAATGATGAATCAAATGTTTCCACAAGGTGGTGGTAGCATAACCCCTGGCTATGTTTCGCCCGTAAGCGGCGGGTATGTTGTATAAAGGATAATTAATTATGGCAATAGATCCAAGTATCGCTTTAGGCGTAAGACCCGTGCAAATAGAATCGCCCATCAATCAGATGGCGAAGTTGTATGAAATGCAGAACATGCAACAATCTAACCAACTTAATCGTATGAAGATGGACGAGTACACGCGTGGCGTGGCTAAAGCTGAACAGTTTAAAAATGCACTCGCGCAAGCTAAAAATGACGAAGACATTAAAAATGCGTTTATTTCTGTAGGCGATATTAAAGGTTATCAAGATTATCTTGAAGGCACTGCAAAGCAAGCAAAACTTGGTGCTGAAACTACAAATTTGGGCTACACCGGACAAAAAACACAAGCCGAAACACAAGAGTTAAAGATGAAACAACGTCAAGCTACACTGCGTGATACGTCTCGTAATCCTTCAGATGCTAATTTAACTGCACACGTAGAAGATGTTTTGCTGTCACCTTTATATACACCTGAAGAAAAAGCCGCGTCACAACGTATGCTTTCGCAACTATTGGCTATGCCAATACCTGAACGTCAAGCCTTCTTAGCTAGTCAAGGCGCAACTGCATCTGATTTAAAACCAAGATTTGCTGACCAACAAAACGTAATGGTTAACGGCGTACCTACGACACGCGTACTTCAAATGCCTGCGTTTGGCGGTCAAGCATCTACGGTAGAAGGTTCGGCAGCACCTACATACAATAAACCTGCGGCTAGCACCGTAGTTAACGTAAATAATGCTCAAGAAAAAGAGTTTGAAAAACAATTAGGCAAAGGGCAAGCCGATAAAGTGTTAGCTAGTAAAGCCAGCGCTGAAGACGCGGCGCAAATACTAGCTACTAATATGGTAGGCAAAAACTTACTTGATAAAGGCATGATTACGGGGGCTGGTGCTGACTTTTTTGTTCAGCTTAACAAAGGTCTTCTTCGCGCTGGTATGGATTTTGGCGGGGCTGATGCCGCGCAAAACTCTCAAGCATACGGTGCATTAATGGCTGCTAACACCGCTAAAATTATTAAACAGTTTGGTGCGGGTACTGGCTTATCTGATGCTGATAGAGAATACGCATTGAAAGCCGCAGCGGGCGATATATCTATGGATGAGAAAGCTATCCGTAAAATTCTTAACATTAACAATAAAGCCGCTCAAAATGCTATTAATAAACATAACAGAGACGTAAAAGATATTAAGACTAACATACCGTTAACTGTAGATGTATCTGATTACACTGCTGGCATCCCTGAAGGCCGAGCTGGTGCGGCTAGAAAAGGTGCTAAAACTTTAGATGAAATATTTAAATAATAGGGCAAATCATGGCTGATATTAACTTACCTAAAGTTAGCGTAACTGCAAAAAGAATTACGCCTGAAGAATATGCTGCCGAAAGTGGCACAGACACATTTCGGGATCAAATTAATACAGCGCGTCGTGCAGGGTATTCTGAAGAAGATATTTTTAATCACGTTAAAAATAAAAACCCTAAGATTGCAACTGCGCTAAACGAAGGTTATTCTCCGGATGAAATATTAGCGCATATTGCACCGCCTCCTACCAAGATGGAATCATTTGCGCGTGGCGCAGGTATTACCCTTCGTGGTGCAGCGCCTAGTGTTATAGGTGCTACTGCTGGTGCAGCGTTAGGTGCTTTAGGTGGCCCAGCCGCACCTGTCACTATACCTGCTGGCGCTTTAATCGGGTCTGTGGCTATGCCTATAAGCGATATGGCGATAGGCGCATACAATGCGCTTGCGGGTAAAAATATACCAGCTACATCTGAAGTCATTAAGAACTATTTAGGCGGCCCTAGACCTGAAACTACTGGCGAACGTATGCTTGAGGTTGCAAGCGGCGCATTATCACCAGCAGGCATAGAGTCATCTGCCGCAGGGTTAATTAAGAACTTACCTGGTATGTTAGGCCGCACTGGTCAAGTTATGTCTCAAGCCCCGCTGTCTCAAGTTATTACTGCGCCTACATCTGCCGCCGTAACGCAAGGTGTGACAGAGAAATCAGACAACCCATTGCTAGGCATTGCGGCAGGTGCAGCCACAGGCGGTCTTACTAACCTACGTACTAACGTGCGTCAACAAGCCGCCACTGCGGATCAACTAGCCCTTCGTGCAAAAGCTAACTACGATGTATTAGATGCGTCAGGTTTCCAACTAGACCCTAATGCGTTTAAATCGCATTTCGGTACTATTGCGCCTAAACTTCGCGCTAGTCAAGGCTATGTAGAAAACGCCTATCCTAAAGTAAAAGCCGTTATTGACGAGCTAGTGTCCGACACGCCTAAAGACGTGGCTGAGATTACAGCCCTTCGTAAAGTTATCGGCGGTGTAAAAGGCAGTGCAGATGCGCAAGAGCGTTTAATTGGCGGTCAACTAATGGACGAGTTTGACGATTACGTTCTTAATGCGCCTGCATCAGCTATTGTTGGCGGTGATAAGAAAGCCGTTGAAGCGTGGAAGAACGCACGTCAAGACTACTCACGCATGAAAAAAGGCGAGATATTTACTGACATCATTGAGAAGGCTGAATTATCTACAGGCGATAAAGGTAAAGCTATTGCTAGTCAATTATCTAGCCTAGCTAAGAACGATAAGAAAATGCGTTTGTTTTCTAAGGCTGAACAAGATCAAATTAAAGAGGCCGCTAAAGGCGGTAAGATACAGTCCCTACTTAATACTGTGGCCAAGTTTACGCCTATGACGCCTGCTGCGGCCATCTTCACCGCCGTAAGTCCCTGGGGCGCGTACACTGCTGCTGCTGGTTTGGGTAGTAAAGCCGCCGCAACCAGCATGCAAGAACGTCAAGCTAACAGACTAGCCAATCAAATGCGCTCAGGCGCAGGTGCTAAACTTCCTATTGCTGAAAGTTTTGGCCGCAACTTACCTATGGCTGCATATCGCCAAGGTGTCAATACCCTTGCAACTGAACAACAACAAAACGCATTAGCTCAATAAGGATTTAGTATGGACGATCAAACAACGCGCCTTAACCGCATTGAAGAAAAGCTGGACAAAGTGTCTGAGGCGATTGTTTCATTGGCCCGCATGGAAGAACGTATGATTACGTTGTTCAAGCGCATGGACAGCTACGACGACCATCACCGCGTGTTAGAAGGCCGTGTGACTAAGGTCGAAGTGACGCATGCGTCAGGCGCATGGGTTGAGCGAGTAGTGTGGGTCATAATCTGCGGCATCATCATGGGGACTTTATACCTTGGTAAATAGTCGTAGTTTGTCCGATTTACACCCTAAAGTCGCTGCCATGTGCAAGGCTTTTATTGAAGAATGTGATAAGAAAGGTGTTGACGTCATCATTACTTCCACGTATCGTGATGCAGACAGTCAAACAGCCCTTTATAATCAAGGCCGT